GCCATCGCCAGAGCCATCGCCAGAGCCAGAGCCAGAGCCATAGCCAGAGCCAGAGCCATCGCCAGAGCCATCGCCAGAGCCATAGCCATAGCCATAGCCAGAGCCATCGCCAGAGCCATCGCCAGAGCCAGAGCCAGAGCCATAGCCAGAGCCAGAGCCATCGCCAGAGCCATAGCCAGAGCCAGAGCCATAGCCATAGCCATTACTGCTCGCCGCCCATTCGGGCGGCTCGCCACGGACTAGCCGACCCATGTTTCACCCGTGATAATGAATCGGATCGCGCGCCGACTGACACCATTATTCCTAGCAAGCGAACTGACGCTGGTGCCGCCTTGATAAGAGGATCGAATCTCATCAACCGCGATCCTTGTCAGCTTCGATGAACCCGCTGCTTCTCCAGATAGCGCCACGTTTCTCCCTTTCTTGGTCTTGTCGATGTTGTTGTCCGATCGCGTCCCCAGAAATATCATTCTGGTTGGATCAGCCATTCCAGCGAGCGTCCTCCCAAGCCTTCACCGCCTCCGGGCTGCACTCCAGAACGGCCGTGATCTTCTTGAGCGTGATGTCGGCGCGCGGGCCGATCTTGCAACTCTTCGTCGGGCCAGTCGCGCCCAGGCCCATGAAGCCCTGCACGTTGCTGGACCACGAAACGCAGAGCCGCGCCCGCTTCAACTCCAGCGGGTCCGCATCCGTGTCGATGCAGTAGCCGAAGAACACGCCGCGGAACTCGGTGCAGATCACTACGGGACGCTCCTTGAGTTTGTCTGCCATTTCAGTCTCCTTTGGTGTTGGTGGGTGAAGAGGTTGAATCGGGGGCGGCGGCGGGGGCTGGGCATCTGAGAGACGTTCAACGCGATTGAGCCTGGCTGCATGGCGAAGGCTGTTCTCGCGTGTGCGATGTCTAATGCGGCAGTGCGATTCCCACCGAATGAAATCACCTTGCTGACGGCATTCCCAGCGACCAGTTCCGCCAAGATTGATTGGCTTCCAGGGGCGCATCATCGGAGCTGCTCTTTGGCCGCCTTCGTACTTGCAGGCGTCGGTGGGTCTGCGCCAACGTCGCGCGGGTCGTCGTACTCGGCATCGTCATTGAGCAGAATGCCGCCGCACCTCTCACAGCAGCAGTCGTAGAGACATGGCCTCGGGATATAGCAGCGGCACGGACCGGGTGCGCTGCCGTCCTCTGTCCATCCATGCTCACTCACGGCTCCCCCTCTCCGGTCGGCGTGGGCGCTGGGGGCGTCCCGTCTCCAGGCGCTGGCGAGGCGGCGAGGGCGAGGCGTGTCGTGCGGCAAGGCGGAAGCGGACACTCCTCGAACGTCTGCGGCCCCAAGAACGGATGCCCGAAGAGCCGGTCGGCATTGAACAAGAGGTGCATGTCGTGGAAGCGGTCGTGTTGGTCTCGCGCGACGTGAACCAGGGCGTCGCGGTATCGTCGCGCCGCCCCCTCGGCCTGAGCCTGCGCGGAGCGGGCGGCGGCGAGTTGCGTTTCGAGGTCCTTCTGCACCACGTCGCGCGCCCATGCCAACTCGTGCCGAAGCTGATCGTTGATGTTAGAGATCTCGAGGTTTTCTTGATCCTTTTCGTCGCGGTAGGCGGCATGGCGCACCTCGGCCGCCACCCATCCACTTCTGAAACCGCTGTCATGATACCCGCAATCGTTCGTGTCCATGTCGTGACCCCACGTTTCCTGGGCGAAGTTCTCGTGCTGAGCACGGCTGGCTTCAAGCGCCGGCTGCATTTGCGCTCCGGCATCCACCGGTGACTGGTTGATCGCAAATCCGCCTGTTGCGCCGCAGACGCAGGCCGGATGCCAGGAATGAATGTGCTCAGTAGGTTCCATGATGAATATGTCCGTGCTGGACGCATGTTGCCAGAAACGCAGCCCGGCGAATGCGGCAACCGCATGTCAAGTCGACAATCTCTTCATTAGATGCGATGGAATCCAGCGCGCCACGCTCATCGGCGACGATTGCCTCAAGGTGAGACACCTCCCCCCGCGCCTCGGCAAGCTCGGCCTTGAGCGCGGACTGCGCGGCGGTCGCTTCGGCCAGTTGCTCATGGACGCACGGACCCAGGAAGGCGTGATTCGGGTGCTCCTGGGCGAACTGAAGCCGACACAGGCATCCCACCTCAAGCGTGGCGATGGTCTCGGCGGGTTCAGCCATTGGCGCCGGGCTCCTCTCCGGTCGGCGTGGGCGCTGGGGGCGTCCCGTCTCCAGGCGCTGGCGAGGCGAGGGCGGAACGGTGCGAGACAAGTTCCACCATCTGGCCGCGAGGTAGTTGTGGACCGCCATCGCGCGCCGCTCCTCCTCTGCGTCACCCTCCGCGTTGGCCTGCCGCGCGTCCTCCCAGAACTTCTCGGCGCAGTCCCAGATCGCATCGACCGCTTTTGTCGCCGCCCCCTCGGCCTGAGCCTGCGCGGCGCGGGCCTTAGTATTGGCCTTCACGAGCCCGTCGATGATCTTGCTCGCCTCGGCAAGCTCGGCCTTGAGCGCGGACTGCGCGGCGGCGGCGAACGTGTGCAGGTGCCCGGCCGTCCAGTTGCCCTCCTGGCTCTCCGGGTCCAGCGCCATCGCGTCTCGCACGTACTCTTCGGCTGTCACTGTCGGATCCCGTGCCCGATGGGCTTCATCGCCTGGACGAACCGGCGGGGGTCGAGACCCCAATAAATGAGGGCAACGGGCATCGGAGCTGACGCCGGCGCGCCGAGGAAGCGCACCCGCCCGCGGACGAAGCAGAGCGCGTCTGCGGTCTGGAAGATCACCCGCTGCCACGACTTCGTGTCGACCGTCGCAGGGCTGAGCATGATCACCTCGGCGACCTGGGCCTGGCGCGCGGCCGCCGCCTTGTCCACCCAGTCGGCGATCGAGTGCTTCGAGTAGGCCGGCAGGATCTTGGCCAGATCGATGCGCAGCAGGATGCGGCGCTTCACCGGGTCCTTCTCGTGGTCGACCGCGGGCCCGCACTCGGCCTCGAGCTCCTTCTGCGTCTTGCACACGCCCGACGTCTTGTGCTGCCAGTACCCGCCGAAGGGGGGATTCACGTAGGTGTGCCCGCGCCAGGGGAGCACCAGCCCGTCGTCGTCGGGCAGCAGGTACTCTTCCTTCGCGTGCACGATCGACGTCCCGTTCGAGCAGGGGTCGAGGTCGATGGTGCCGAAGGCCTCGACCACCGCGTCGACGATGGCCTTCGGCGTGTTCCATTCGACCGACCCTGCGCTTGCGATGTGCCCAGCCATCTACGCCACCTTTCGCGGGCCCCTGCCGCACACCGGGCAGATCCCGGTCGTCGAGAGGGAGTGGATCCGCGTCCATCGGCAGAAGTACATGGCGAGCTTCAAGGCAACCTCCGTTCGGCCTCGGCGACCATCGCAGAGTAGCCAAAGCGCTCAGCGTGTTTCTTGACCTGCTTCCACCACCAGGTCGAGCTCGGTCTGTTCTCGGTGCGGTCTCGGTGGCAGCTCGCGTGGATGGCCCAGGTGGTCTCGAGCGATTGGCGCTCGCGGCGCTGGCCGCTCCCGCCGAGTAGGTGATCCCACTCGGCGGGGTCGACGGCGGAGAATGGGGCGCCGCAGGATGGGACCTCGCAGCAGCCGACGGCGCGCGCCATGACCGAGGCTCGGATCTGCGCACTGCTCTGTTGGTGGGCCTCCTGCTTCTTCTCCTGCCGCTCGCGGTGCATCCGGCGGACCTCGGCGCCGGACTTCAAGGCCAGCCGGATCTCCTTGCGAGCATCGCCCACGTCTCTCTCCGACGGAGTGACGCCGGTTTGCAGCATCGCAAACAGCGAATCAATGAACCGGAGCCGCTTTCTGTGAATCGCGGGCATCAGCCGGCGACCGCACCGTCTTGGATGGTGACCACGTCGGCGCCACCGTCGCTGACGATCTTCTCCAGCCAGATCTGCAGCCCGTACTCGACGGCCAGCTCTTTCAGGTAGGCCAGGCCAGCCCGGTCGATGAGCGCGGCATCTCGGACCAGCATCACGCCGAAGTCGGGGTTCGCCGCGCGCGCGAGGGCCACGCTGATCGTCCACTTCTCCCGGCCGCTGGCTTGCGCGATTGGCACGCCGTTGAACATCACGCCCTCGCCGCTGGGCAGGAAGCCGAGGCCGGCCAGGGGGTACTTGGCCTGCGCCAGCGCGATCTCCCGCTCGTGGTCGAGGATCTCGATCGTCGTGTCGTGCTTCTTCACGTCGGCCTCGAGGTCGAGTTGCAGCTGCTGATTCTTCGCGTGGCCGTCGAGCTCCCGCTGGCGCGCCTTCACAGCTTCGTTGTGCGTCTGCGCCTTGGCGATCTCGTCGCGCAAGCTGGCGGCCGGCTTCTCTGGCTCCAACATCGAGACCTCGAAGTTCGCCTTCTTCTCTTCCTCGACGCACTCGCCCAGATAGCGCAGCTGCTCGCGTAGCGCGGCTTCCGCTTCGGCCACTGCCTTGCGGGCCTCGTTGACCTTGTCTTCCCGGTCGTTTCGCTTCCGCTTCGCCAGGTCTGCCGCGGCAAGGATGCGGCCGCGCTCGCGCTGGGCGCCGGCGATCTCTTCCTGCTGCTTCAGTAGGGCGTCGACGTCGATGGGCGTACCGGCCGGCTCGATGTGCGCGGCGTCGACCAGGGCCTTGACCTTCGCCAGCTCGCGCTTCGCCTCGGTGCGTAGGTCGTAGGCTTCCTTGCGGGCGGTCGCGGCCTTGCCGAAGTCGAACTTCACGTCGGCGAGACGGATCAGGGTCTCGACCTGCACCTTCGGCTCGGCCCGGATGAAGGCGAAGGGGTCGAGCGCGCCGCTCTTCGCGTACAGCGCGTCGAGCACCGACTGCGGCTTCTGGACCACCTCGCCCTTCGCGCCGCGGACCTCGAGCTTCGAGACCACGCGCCCGTCGTCGTACTTCTGCCAGGTGCGCTCGACCGTCAGGCCGTTCGACAGCGTCTCGCGGACCAGCGCGTGCTTCTCGCCGTGCCGGATGGGGTCCGCCGGGCAGAAGCGCTCGCCGGCGATGGCTGCGGTGATCGCGTCCATCGTCGACGTCTTGCCCGCCATGTTCAGGCCCACGAGGGAGACCGTCACCCCCTTGGGCTCGATGATCCACTCGACCATCCGACAGAAGTTCTTGCCCTCGTGCTTCACGATCGTGACCGGTTTCTTCGCCATGGCTCAGCCTTCCTCTCCGGGCGCGCGGGTCGCCGCCGGGTCAAGAGTGACGGTGGGCTCGCGCGGCTTCGCGAGCGGGCCCTTCGCTGCGATCATGTCCAGCTCCGCATTGCGCGCGAAGCACATCTGCTTCACCTGCTCGAACATCTCGGGCGGGAGGGCGGTCTTCGCGTCGGTCCAGCAGAGCCGCAGCTCGGCCGGGTCGGTGGCGACCTTGATCGTTTCTCGGATGTGCTCCAGGCGCTCTTCCGGGGTTGCCTTCTTCGGGTCGGGCTCGCTGGGCGTCGTCGCTGCAGGCGAGACAATCTGGGCATCCTCCGGAGGCGCCGCCGGCTTCTTCTCCTGCTTCGGCGGCATCGGGTTGATCTCGACCTCGTCGGGGATCTCGTCGTCGGTGTGCAGCCCGCCGAGCTCATCCGGGAAGGCGCCGCGGAGGCCGGCGGCCTCGGTGCACTTGCCGAGCATGAGCATTCGCTTCTCCCACATCTTCGTGGGGAAGCCATCCTTCTTCACCTGCTGGTACTCATTCAGGAAGCAGGTCGCCTCGAACGGGTAGGCGCGATCCTTGCGGTAGACGCGGACCGTGCACGAGACGAGCTGGCCGCCGCCGCTGCCGTTGTTCGTCCCGTCGCTGAAGAGGTATTCCTTCGGGCTCTGCCCGTCGTAGGCCGGGTGTTCCTCGGCCTTCGAGCGGAAGCCGTCGATCGACGTCTGCACCGCCCACTTCTTCCCGTAGCGGGGGCGGCCGTTCCCGTCTTCGCCTAGGTACTGGTTGCGGCTGACGAAGTGGCACTGCCCTGTGATCGGGTTCAGGCGCTTCAGCCTGGCGATCTCGAGCAGCACGGCGAACTCGGAATCACTCGCCCCCTCGGCGAACATCTCGCGCATCATCTTGCGCTGCTCGGTCGTGAATTCTAGCGGCTCGTGCTTCGGGCGCTCCAGCACCGCGAGCGGGGCGGCCTCGCGCAGCGGGTTGTCGACGCGCACCTCTGGCCTGGTTGCTGTCTTCCGTGCCATCTGCTCCTCCTACGGGTTCGCGCGGGGCCCATCCTCGCGCAGCTGCGAAAGCTTCACCGGTTTCCACTGGGCCAGGAGAGCCGGCGTCCTGGTTGGGCGGTCCTGTCGTGCAGGGGCAAGGAGGGACACCCCCGCGCAACCGTCCAGTGCTCTGTAAGTCGATGCCTCCGAAGGTTCGGTGCTCCGGCCCAACTGGAGCTTCTTCTCTCCTACCACCGATGCCTGACTGTTGGCAAGCGGTTTTTTACAGGCCATGGGTTCGCTCTCGGTAGCGCTTCTTCTCGTTGCAGTTGTGACAGAGCCCGCGCCGAAGTGGCTTGTAGAGACGACCGCACCGCGAGCACGGCATCGGCTGGACACGAGGCTTCGCCAGCCGCGCCGCTTGGGCCCTGGCAAGCGCGCCTGCGTATCGCTCGGGATGCTTCTGGGCGTTCAAGCGTCCCTTGGCTGCGGCGTCGCGGGAGTTGTCGAGGTCGGTTCCGGTGAAGAGGTGCGTCTCGTAGTTGCAGCAGGGCGGGTTGTCGCAGTGGTGCAGGACGTCGAGGCCGTCTGGGATCTGGCCTTGGCCAATAGCCCACGCGAGACGATGGGCTCGCCATCGCTTGCCGGCGATCTTGATCGTGCCGTACCCTCCACGTCGCTTATTGACCGGTCCAGTGAAAACCCAGCAGGGTGTCCCGAGCTTCGGATGAGGCGGCCCGCTCTTGTCCATGCTCGCCCAGAAATGCTCTATGGCGGCCGCCTCGCGAGCCTTCGTTTCGCACTTGAAACATCGCGCAGCCCTGTGGTCGCAGGTCCCGCCGCAGCCCAAGCAAACGCCTTTTCTAGTAACCGGCACAGCCCTTCCATTGCCAGCCGTGGTCTGTAGGCTGTTCGTCCGATTGGCAGCAGGAACATTCGCACGTGCAGGTGTGCTCCCAGGGTTCGAGCTTGTCGCACCTCGGGCAAAGCTCGCTGTCCGGGATGCGGTCGCAGGCGAAGACGTCGCGGCAGTTCCTGCAAGCGACCTCGATGGGGGCGATCACTCGACCACCGCGGCCAGGTAGACGGCGAGCTCTTCTGCCGGCATCGGCGGTCCGTCCCCGCCCTCTGGAGCAAAGCCGACCGGCCAGCCTCGCTCGTCGACGACCTTCGCCGGCTTCAGCCAGCCGGTCAGGATCCGGTGGTCGCGCTTCCACTGAAAGCGTCGATACCACCAGGCGCGGTAACACTCGATGCTGGCGAAGAGGCGGCGCCCGCCGGCGCCTGGCTTCGTGGGCGGGACGTCGAGGCCGCAGCCACACTTGCAGAGCAGAGGATCAGAACTTTGGGTCGAGGTCATGTCGAAGCTCCCAGATCAAGCGGTCGATGAAGGTGGGTTGGTAGGGCATCGACCGGGTGTGGTGCTGGTCGTACACCCGGTTTTTGCAAGAGGCGGAGGCGTACACAGAGCCGTCGGCGCGAGACTGCCCGCAGCCGCAGAGGCAGAAGCGGCCGGCGTGCGCCTCTCGCGTGTCACCCTTGAGCGGCATGGCGGGCCTCCCTTCGGCGCTCTCGGTTCAACCGGTCGCGGCACTTCCTCGAGCAGCAGATCTTCGCCGAGCCCTGGTGGTCGAGCTCTTCGTAGATTGGCGCGTCGCATCGCTCAATGCAGCCTGGCTCTCCCGTGGCAGGGGCGGGGCATGGGCCGATGTACTTGCCGGCGCTCGGCATCTAGGCCAGCCTCTGGCCCGAGGGGAGCAGCAGAACGGCAAGTGTGCTTCCGCAGGGGCAATCCCGCAGCTCGAGATCCTCGACGGCGTCCGCCTGGTGCCCGCGCTCTGGCAGCGCGAGCCAGCTGGCCAGGTCGTGGGTCCGGCCGCAGCAGCCGCAGCGCTTCGCCCAGGGCTCGCGGGTGTGCTTGGCCAGCAGGACGTCGACCGCGTGCTCCTGGGCGGGGCGCAGCTTCCCAGCATCGAGCAGTTCCTTGACCTCGCGGATCCTCTTCTTCTTCGCGTCCTCTCGCTCGTTGTCGCAGGCGGCTATCTCGTTGAACTCTCGGTCGGTGTAGTCGCCCATCACTCGCCCTCCCAATAGGGATCGAAGCTGAACGCGATGTCGAGCCAGAAGGTTCGATCGATGTTGCTGCGGAACGTCGAGACGAACGCGGCCCCGCCCTCGCCCTTGAACTGGGCGATGATCTTGCGGGTCTGCTCGGTGTTCGGCACGTACAGATCCGAATAGTGGTTATCGATCTGGACGCCCGCGGCCTTGAAACGCTCGTAAAGGGAAAGCATGGCGTGACCTCCGTTAGACGATGGTTGACCAAACAGCGCGATCAGAAAGCGGGGGGCGTTGCGCCGGGGGATTGGCCATCTAAGCCGCCGCCTTTCCGTGATTCTTGCCCCGGCAGGAGCAATCGCAGGAGCACCCCTTCGCGTTCGTGCAGCGCGCATCGCAGGGGACGGTTGGGTTGAGCGTTCCGCGGACCGTGTCGAATGTCAGATACCGATCGCAGCCCGGGGACGAGCAGGCGACGGTGCAGTAGACCCGCACGCCGTTGAGCGTCGGGAGCCCGCAAACGAGCCGCCGCGTCTTGCCCTTGTTGGTCGAGTAGCGGATTGGCTCCAGCACGAGCCGCGTGTAGCGCGTGCCGCAGCCAGAGCAGACCGCGTTCTGCCGGACTTCCTCGTGGATGATGTCGGTCAGGTTCTCCATGGATCCTCCAGTTGTGGAGCCCGGGCCCAACCCGTTCTCCATGCTTGAAGTATGGCACAGGACGGCCAGCGGGTCAAGGATTCATTTACAGCAGTTGGTCGGTTTCCTGGGAGGTGATCCAGAATGGATCGGTACGCCGACCTAACGGACTTCGAGAAAATCAGTTGACACCACATTTACAGCCGTGGTAGAGGGTTTCCAATGACCCCAGAGGCAGCGAAGGCCGAGATCACCGCCCTGTCGAAGAAGGGCATCAAGCAGTCGATGCTGGCGAAGCGGTTGGGCGTCAGCGGCACCCTGCTGTGCTTCTGGCTGAGCGGCCAGCGGCAGGCGCCCCCCGGCAAGCTGCGCGAGGTCGTGGCGCTGGGCAAGCGGATGGCGAAGGCTCTGGAGGCTTGTCGGTGATTCGCCTCAACCTCGTTGGGCAGTTGCAGTAGGGCAGGACGGCGCCGCTCCCTAGAGGCCGAGGTCCGGCTGAGTACGGGGAGCGGCGTCGAGGTTTTCGGAGAGGGAGCACCATTGGCCGTTGCAGCGGCATCGACTTTCATCGCGTTGGCTGTAGACCGGGCCCCCCCCTGGTCGGCGGTCGATGGGCCCGGCTCGAGGCTGCAACCTCGGGCCGGGCTTTTTTTCCCGGAGAGCTCTCTCTGATGGACTGGCCAAACGAGCGCTGGGTCAAGTGGTACACCAGGCAAACCGCGAGCTGGAGGATGCTCCCCTGGCAGTCTCGGGCGATCTTCGCCCTGCTGATGAAAGAGTGCGACGGTGCCGGGCAGATCGGGCTCGGACGAACCGGTGCAGAGGGGCTCGCGGCGGTCATCGGGATCCCAGTCGAGGTCGTCCGGGCTGGCCTCGACGGGCTTGCCGCCGACGGGATGGTAACGCGCGGTAACGCGGTCCTGACAATCGAGAAGTTCGTCGAGGCGCAGGAGGCCACGACCAGCAATGCCGAGCGCCAGCGCAGGTTCAAGGAACGTCGCAAACTGGCGAAAGAACAGGACACGCCGGTAACGAGGGGTAACGCGGTAACGGCCGGTAACGACAGAAGAGAAGAGACTAGAGTAGAAGAGAAGAAGAAACAGATCATGTCGGCTACCGCCGACGTCGGGCAAGGGTCTCTTCCTGGCCTTCCTGCTCCAGTGAAGGCTCCCCGCAAGCCTAGAGATCCACATCCGGACACGGTTGCGGTCTTCCTGTACTGGAAGCAGGTCCACGGCCATCCCAGGCAAAAACTTACCGACGATCTCGAAGCGGACCTCGACGCCGCCCGGAAGACCTTCAGCGTCGACGATCTCAAGCTGGCGGTCGACGGCTGCAAGGCCAGCCCGCACCACATGGGCCAGAACGACCGCAAGACGGTCTACGACGGGCTCGCGCTCATCCTGCGGGACGTCAACCGGTTCATCGGGTACGCCGAGAAGGCCGGCAAGGCGGTCCAGGTCTACGACCCCGCCCACCAGAACCTGGCGCCGGTGCAGAACACCGGGCGCGTCCGGGGAGAGTTCAAGTTCGACGAGGCCGCCAACCGCAAGCTGCAGGAAGAGCTTGCCGCGAAGGGAGCGAAGCCGTGAGCGAGGTTCGAGAGGATCTGGGGTTCCTACCGCTGGGGGAGATGCCGCCCACCGGGCTCCGGGCGAAGATCTTGGAGCAGCGCAAGCTGGAGAACGAGTACCAGCTGCGGTGCCAGCAGGCCGAGCTTTCCACGCGGCTGCGGTCCTTCGGCTGCCTGCCCACCGACGTCGACCTCGTGCTCTCGACCCGGCTGGAGCGGTGGTATCCGATCCTGAAGGCTGAAGAGTGGGAGGCCAAGGTAGCCGACCGGCGGGAGCTGCTGATCCTGCTGGGCGGCAACCAGGTCGGAAAGAGCATCGCGGCGGTCTGGCTCATGTCCAGGCGGATGATGCAGCGGCGCGGCAAGGGCATCCACGTCCCCGGCGACTACGACGAAGGGGGCGAGCGGGTCTGGTTTCCCTGGCGCGAGTACGACGGCTCCCAGGCCTACGTCAACGCCAACCGGCTGATCAACGCCAGGGCCAACGACTTCAGCCCGGAGGGCCGGCAGCTCTGGACGCAGCTGACCGCGTCGCGGTTCCTCGTCATCGACGAGCTCGGGCTCGAGTTCGGACCGGTCGACAAGCCGCTCACCCGCATCCTGCAGGACCGGGTCGGCGGGCGACTGCCAACGGTCCTGATCTCGAACAAGACCCGGACGGAGTTCGCCGCAGCCTACGGCGACCGCATCGTCAGCCGGGCGGACACCCACGGGATGCTGCTCGACTGCGGAGACCGGGGCAGCACCCAACAGGAGATCCCGCTATGACCAGGAAGCAGCAGGAGAGGGAGCGACGCGGCTACGAGCAGATCCTGACGAGGCTCACCGGGCGCGTCAACGAGTTGTCGACGCAGCTGAAGGCCAGCCAGGCGGAGGTCGTGCGGCTCCGCCAGGATCTCGCGTGCGAGCGGCAGCTCGTCCAGGCGTGCAACTTCTGGCAGACCGAGGCCCACCGGCTTGCCCGCGTCGTGGCGGCCAGGACGGAGCCCGAGGCCTTCACGAAACTGGACGTCAACCACCCGCCGTTCGCGTAGAATCGGCGGCCCACGCAGCACCCACCAGAGGAGCAAACCATGTCGAACGTGCAGGCCTTACCGGGGATGGAGCGGCAGAAGATCCAAGAGGTCGACGACGCAGCCGAGAGCTACGTCGACGCCCGCGACAAGCGGATGAAGCTCATCGTGAAAGAGACCGAGGCGAAGGCCGCGCTGCTCGGCGTGATGAAAAAGCACAAGCTCGAGGTCTACAAGGACGAGAGCGCGTCGCCGCCGCTGGTCGTGACGGTGGTCCCAGGTGAAGACGACGTCAAGGTCAAGTCGTTGAAGGTGAGGGGCGACGGCGAGGACGCCGGCGAGTGAAGCAGATGCTGACGAGCGAGCAGCTCTCTAGGCTGCAACCTGAATCCCGGAAGCTGCTCGCTCAATGGGCGGAAGAGGCAGACCGAAAGCTCCGAGAGAACCGGAGCAAGTCGGCCAAGGCGCGCTGGAAGGATCCGGTCTCGCGCGCCAAGATGCTCAACCGGCCAAAGGTGGCGGCGCAAAAGGAACAGCGTCTCGCCTTGGTCGCCGCCGGGGTTGCCGTCTGCAAACACTGCGGGGAAGAGAAGCCGCTCGACGAGTTTCCAAAGGGCAGGAAGCGCAGAGATGGGCAACAGCGGTACGCCTACTGCAAGATCTGCCACCGGGATGTCGCGCGGGCCAATTACCTGAAGAGGATCTTCAAGCTGACCGTCGAGGAATACGACAAGCTCCTGGCATTTCAGGATGGGCTTTGTGCGATCTGCCGGCAGGCGCCGCGCGCCATGCGGCTTGCCATCGACCATGACCACAAGACGGGGCTCGTGCGTGGACTGCTCTGCAGCTTCTGCAACCGCGCATTGGCTACCTTCCTCGATGAGCTCGACCGTCTGCAGAGGGCGGTCGCGTACCTGTCGTCTCCGCCGGCGACACAGGCCCTCGGCCGCGAGCACTTCGGGCTCGTCGGGCGGGTGGGCAACAAGGCCTCGACGCGGAAGCGTCTCAACGGGCGGCTCTTCGAGTGAAGATCCGGGACCTCTGCCCGGAATGCGGCGCCGTCTACGAGGTCGACGTGCGGCCGGGGATCCGGATGGACAGCCTCCCCCCGCACGCGGACTGCCCGGCTCGAGCGGGCGGCTGGACCTGGGCGCTCGGGCTCGGTTTCGTGCTACTGCTGATCGCGCTCGCGGAGAAGTTCTTTCATCCCACCTGAGAGGCAAGCATGGCGAAGAAAAAGGCATCTGGGTCGACGAACTCGACGAGTGGCCGGTCACCGAGCCGGTCTACTGCCGCTGCGTGGTCGTGGGCATCAACCTCGGCGGTCCGGCCGACTACAGCTGCCAGGTCACCGCCGAGCAGCTGGCCGACGGTTCGATGGTGATCCACGACGTCAAGTACCTGAAGCCTGGAGGTTCCACGTGAAACGGTCCCTGCTTTGCCTAGTCGTTCTGGTAGCATGTGGTCAGGAGGTCGCGCCGTGGGATGGTTCCGGATCGTCGGGTTCGTCGGGAGCCTCGGGTTCGCAAGCCTCTCGCTCTGGCTCGGATGGAAGTCGCGTCGGCGTGAGCAGCTCGACGAGCAGCGCGCCCAGTGGAACGAGCGCCTCCGGAACCGGCGAATCGTCCGGGAGCTCGACTTGGACGACCAGCGCCAGCTCGACCGCGAGCGCGACGCCGCCTGGTTCCAGCTCTGGAGCCGCGTCAACCACCGGTAGCGCGCCAGCGTGCATCCCGGCCGGTGGGAACGGCTGCAGCTCAGTCGTCGGTGCTGGTGCCGCCAGTTGCTGCGGGGCCCCGCTCACCGTCTGCAGCCGGGACGATCGGTGCTGCTCCATCGTCGGTGGGTCGTGCGAGGTCAGCGCGTCCCAGTGCTGCTCGACCGACCCGACGACGGGGAACGCCGAGACCTGCAACGGGATCTCGTGCATGTAGCTTGCAGCGCGCCGTCCGGATCACCTACTCTCTCGCGTCGTGCTTGTGCTTGTCGAGCCGACGGCAGTACCCTTCATCCCCGTGCGAGATGGAGAGGGACCTCGGTACGTCAGAGTACGCGCTACCGCGAGGCTCTCCGCGCGGCATCGGTTCCTGTGGCCATGCTCTTGCTGGGTTGAATTCACGGGATCCTCGCCGCCACCGCACGGTGGCCCATACGAAGACGTGTGGGACCTTGCTGAACGCCTAGGCTGGCGCTGGGCAGCAGAACTCGCCGCGTGTCGGACGCACGGCGGGATCGAACTCCGCGGGACTGACCGGGACTATGGACGAGACGAGCCCGCGTGGAGCAAGATTGGAGTGATCTGAAACCATGGCCAAACGAGCCCCATCCATCCGAGACCGCGTGAAGGAACTCGTCAGAGTTCGCGCGGGCGATCTCGTCGAGCATCCCGGCAACTGGCGCACCCACCCGAAGGCCCAGCTCGACAACGAGTGGGCCACCCGGCGGATGCCCGTGAACATCGCTCTCCACGTGATCCAAGAGCTGGCGAAGCGGATCTTCATGGACGACGCCCGGCTGCTGCACCAGAAGTGGCTCGCCGGGACGATCAATGCGGTCAACGAGGCCCACGATCGCGACCCCGACGCGAAGGTGCCGGTGCTGGTGCTAGACGTGACCGCGGCCGAGGCCGACAAGCTGCTCGCAACGATGGACCCGATCTCGGCGATGGCCGGGCGCAACCAGGATGCGCTCGCGGATCTGCTCGCGAAGGTGAAGACCGAAGATGAGGCGCTCAAGCGGATGCTCGCTGATCTCGGCGGGCCGCCACAGCTCACGGAAGGCGGCTGATGGCTCCCCGAAAGAAGCCAGGCCCGAAGCCAGGGTCGATCCCAAAGGACAAACACACCGGGGGGAGGCCCGCGCACGTCCCAACGGAAGATCTCCGCGTGATCGTTGAAGCAGGCATCGCTCGCGGCACTCCACTGCGAAACTTGGCGCGTGCGCTTGGGATCCAGGTCCGAACCCTGCACAAGCACTACGCCAAGATCATCGAGATCGGGGCGACGCTGAAGGCCGAGAAGACCGAGGCCAGCATCCGGGATCGGGCCTACGGCCACACCGGACCGGACCGCCGCTACTACCCACCGAGCGAGAGCCTGCTTCGGCTGCTCGGGGAGCGCGACCTGGGCTGGACCGAGAAGAGCACCCACGTCATGACCGGGCCCGGAGGCGGGCCGGTCGAGGTCGTGACGAAGACCCGAGAAGAGCAGGTCGCCAAGTTCAAGCGGCTGCTCGAGCCACAGGAGACGCCCGGTGGGCAAAAGCCTCCTGCAGCTGGCTCTTGAGCGCGAGGGGCCAGAAGCGGTCGTAACGCTGCTCGGTGGCGCGGAGCCCTGCTGGGATCTCATCGCGCGGCCCGAGCAGCTCGCTCCGGGAACGCTGGGCTCCGTGCCGGGGCTCGACCCGAACTGGGACACATGGCTCGTCCTGGCCGGCCGAGGCTTCGGCAAGACGCGGACGGGGGCGGAGTGGGTCACGCGGCGCGTGCTCGACGGCGCGCGCTGGGTCTCGCTGGTCGGCCGCACCGCGGCGGACGTCCGAGACGTCATGGTCGAGGGGGAGAGCGGGCTGCTGTCGGTGGCGCCGGCGGGCTTCCGGCCGATCTACGAACCCAGCAAGCGGCGGGTGACCTGGCCGAACGGCGCCATCGCCACGACCTACTCGGCCGAGAAGCCAGACCAGCAGCGCGGCCCGCAGAGCGACACCGGCTGGGGGGACGAGCTCGCTGCCTGGAAGTACCCCGACGCCTGGGACCAGATGCAGTTCGGCAACCGCCTCGGCCTCAACCCTCGCGTCTGCGTCACCACGACCCCGAGGCCGACGCCCATCATCCGCGAGCTGGTCGAAGACCCAGGGACCGAGATCACCGGCGGATCGACCTACGAGAACTTCGCCAACCTCGCGCCCAAGTTCCTGCGGCGCATCCTCGCCCGCTACGAAGGCACGCGGCTCGGCCGGCAGGAGCTGCTCGCCCAGGTGCTCAGCGATACCGAGGGAGCTCTCTGGACGCGGAAGATGATCGAGGACGCCTTCGTGCGGCCCGAGGACGTCCCCGAGATGGTTCGCGTTGTCGTCGGCGTCGACCCTGCGGTGAGCTACCAGGAGGAAGACGACATCGACCGCGAGACGAAGCCGGGCGCGGAGACCGGCATCGTGGTCGTCGGTCTCGGCCGCAACAAGCACCTCTACGTCTGGGCCGACTACTCCGGCCGGCGAGCACCGAACGCCTGGGCGGAGAAGGTCGCGGCGGCCTACGAAGAGTTCCACTGCGGCAAGGTCGTGGCCGAGGGGAACCAGGGCGGCAACCTCGTCGAGAACATCCTGAAGACCGCTCACCGCGGGATGCAGGTCAAGATGGTGAACGCCCGCGTCGGGAAGTCGGCGCGAGCTGAGCCGGTCTCGGCGCTCTACGAGCAGCGCAAGGTTCACCACGTCGGCGCGTTCCCAGAGCTTGAAGACCAGCTGACCTCGTGGGTGCCAGGCGAGAGCGATTCGCCGGACCGCCTCGACGCGCTGGTCTGGGCGATCACGTTCCTGGCGCTTGGCCCGTCTGGCGAAGGGTACAACGGGCGGACGATCGTCCACCCTGCGAACTGGGCCGGCCGAATCAGGTAGCCGTTGACGTGAGCGCGGGTAGTGTGCTAGCAGACAGCCAGTGGCCTCAAAGCTCACCGCCGTGATCTTCGTCCGTCTCACCGAGCCGGAGCGAAAGCTCGTGGCGAAGGCTGCGGCAGACGATGGGCGCAGCGTCTCTGCCTGGACACGGCGGCTCATCGTCGAACAGGCCACGCCAAAGTCGATCTACCTCTACCCGCCGATCAGCTTGCGGCAGGAACCACCCGAGCAGCCGGTGCCAGACCCACGCCTGCCAGAGCAAGCAGGGGACGAAGGTCAGCACGCTGACGACGAACGCGCTGCTCCACTGGGCCCTCGGCATGCAGGTCTCGATCGGATGAAGATCGGAGATCTCATGCTCGAAGCTGCGCGGCTGCTCGTGAGCGCAAGATCTGTCGAGGGCGTCGAGCGGGCGCGCGTTCAAGTCACCCACGAAGGCCAGGAGTACGAACTGGTCATCGGCAATCCGGACTGGACGAAGGCTCGAACGCCCGGCGAGCTGCACGCAGCGTTGACCCACCCGAAGTCAGAGGAGTAGATCCCAGCCATGCCACCTCCCCCGCGAATCGTTGGACCCGCAGGCAAGCCGCAGCAGCCGCCCGACATGACCGTTGCGCAGATCCGAGAGGCCGCAGTCGTCGGCGTCGTCTCGCGCACGTGCCCGAACCTCATCGACGGCCTCAACGTCCTGGCCGACGTGCTCGCCGGCAGCGCTGCGCCGAACGGCGTCCCGCTCACCGAGATCACCTACAAGATCAAGCGGCAGTATCTGCTCGTCCGCGACCGCGTGAAGCAGCAGCAGCGCGCGGCGATCGGCGATCTCGAGTTCAAGCTGCAGCAGCTGGACGAGACGATGGAGAAGGGCAAGCTCGACAACACGCAGAAGATCCAGCTGACGATCCAGAAGGCCGGGATGGAGCAGGGCCTCAAGCAGCTGCGGGAGATCGCGAAGAAGTTCGCCGAGACCGATCCCGCCGTCGACGTGAAGCTGGCGGTCAACGGAGACGGCACCGTCGAGCAGCTCGACACCGAGGCTCGAGACGCAGTCGAGGCGGCCTGGCAGTCGAAGACGCTGGAAGAGAAGCAGGCGATCCTCGACCTGGCCATGAAGCCGGCGGAGAACGCAGACGCCGAGGCCGGGTCAGCTGGGCAGCGAGCGGCGGCCGAGGGCTCGCTCAAGAACGTGCGCGCACGCATCGAGACCGAGCTGCACCTGTCCGCGTCCTGGCCTGCGGTCAGGATGATCATCGAGGAAGAGCTGACCGCGATCAAAGCCGGCGCCGTGACCCTGGCGCTCGCGCAGCTGCAGCCGGACGCCGGAGACCCTCTCAAGCCACCCGCTTGAGCTGCCGGTCTCGCCCTACCTGGTAGACAGCGGCGTACCCCTCATCGATCGACGGCAGCTCAAACTCCGACAGCTGCACCACGAACTTGCGCAGGCCGACGCGCTTGGCAACCTGCCGGTCGAGGTTCCCTAGCCATGGCATGTCGCCGCCTAGGTTGAAGTGGACCGCCACCGGCTTCGCACCGCAGGCTCGAGCGAGCTCTATCCAGCGCTGTCGGTGGGCTCGCGTCAGGTTCAAGCGGTCGAGCACCACGTTCTCGCCGGCGGCCAGCGCAGCCCAGACCGCCCGCCGCTCCCAGGCTGTCGCCGTCGCGTGCGTACCGTCGAGCTGGGCCCGCATCCGGTCGTGCGAGACCACGACGAACCCGCTGTCGGCGGCGAAGGAAGACTTCCCGGAGCCCGGCAGGCCGATCAGCACGTGCAGCTCGGGCCGGTTCGAGGTCGTGAGGCGCCGGACGATCGCAGGCCAGTTGTCCTTGAACTCGATCGCGTGGTCGTCGATGTAGGCGCGGGCCTTCGGCTTCGGGCCGACGTAGACCTCGTCGTACTCGATGTCGTGGTCCTTCAGCCAGCTGGCGATCTCGTTGCCGGCCTTCATGCTCTCGCTCGACGCGGCGGACCAGATCAGGACGCGGAGACCGGCGGCGCGAATCGCAGCCATCGCCTCGCGGGCGCCATCCACGACGCCGCCCCCGATCTTCATCAGCACCCCGTTGAAGTCGACCAGCACGTCCTGCGATTCGGAGGCGAACATGCGACCGAGGCTAGCACCGCAGAGGGCGCGCGGGGAGAACCCGGTCAGCAGGAGTAGCGGCGGTACAGCCACCGAGCAAACTCGGCGAATCCAGTGTGCGCGTCCTGCGCGTGGTAGCCGCGCCACTCGCGCGAATCCCAGCCGCGCTCGTCGTGGAAGAGACCCCACAGGACCATCAGCTCGCGGTCGTTCAGGTTTGCGGCCACGAGCGGCCCGCTCATCCGCGGGACGCGATGCAGTTCGATCGCCCCCTGGACCCAGGGGCCGATCGGGATGCCGAGGATGTCTGCTCGGATGCGGTCGGTGCGCAGCATGGTTACTCCTGGCCCAAGACGATCACGCCGCCCGGCGCCATCGCGTGGGGCGTGCCGGGCAGGTAGAGCTTCAGGTCGGCCTCGTGCTCCAGCCAAGCGGTGAAGCGCAGGCGGACGTCGGAAATATTCTTCGGCGTCCAGTTCAGCAGCTTCTCCACGATGCGGCCGCGCTGGCTCGTCTGGCAGCCGACGAAGTCAGCCCACATCGGCGCCCAGAACTCGTCGGGCTTGTCGCGCCACTCCGGTTTCGCTTCCCTGCAGATGTCATAGGCCATGGGCGTCCTTCAGGTGGGCGGCGATCTCGTCCTCGAGCTTGCGCTCCCCGCCGCAGTCAGGGCAGCGAGCGTATACAGTCAGGTGCGGCCAGGGCAAGAGCGAACACTTCCCGCAGCGCCAGCGCCACACCAGCTGCTGGAAGCAGCGGCCGCAGCCCTGGCAAGGCACGTCCTGCGTCAGCCGCTCGTCCTTCAGGATCTCGTCGGGCTGCATCCGGCGGAGGTCGGTGTTGCCCAGCCCACCGTCGAGGCTGATCTCACGGCCTCGAGCGAACCCCCTGAAGAGCCGGATGTTGTGGAACACGACCGCAGGGTGCCACGGCAACGATCTTCCGTCCAGCCGTTCATCGGTGTAGCCTATCAACTCGATGCCCGACGACGGACGCCCACCGCAGCTGCCGCCCGTCCCTTCCGGGCGCCAGTTCCTCGAGCTTCCCATTACCTCGCAGCAGGTGTGGGAGAGCTACGCGCATGTCGCGTCGGTACTCGAAGACCTAGCGACGGCCGGCCGGTATCAGGGCGCGGCGCTGCTCGCGGATGCCTGCTTCACGGACGATCGAATGGTCGCGGTCTTGAACACCAGGATCAACGGCGTCTTCGCCTTGCCGATGGAGTTCAAGACGCAAGGCGAGGGGGAAGACGAATCGGAGGCTCCAGATCCTCCCAAGGTCGCAGAGCTGAAGGCCATGGTTGCCAAGGTGGTCGAGGACAACTGGGAAACGATCATGCCAGCCGCAGTCGGTCGAGAGATGCTGCGCTGGAGCATCATGCTGAACCTGGGGATCGGGGAACTCGTCTGGCAGTGGAAAGGGGATCTGCTGCTGCCGACGGTGAAGACCTGGAACCCGATGTTCGCGTACTGGCGCTGGGACACCCGCAGCGACTGGCTCATCCACAGCGGCGGGCAGGTCGAGCTCAACCCAGGCGACAGCCGCTGGGTCGTCCTGAAGATCGCGGGCCACAACCACGGCCAACTCTACGGGCTCATCCGCGCGATGGGCTGGCTCTACCTCGACCGCGTCTTCACATTCCGCAACTGGAGCCGCGCGATCGAGAAGTACAGCCTCGGGGTCACCAAGGCCTTCATGCCCAGCGCGGCCTCCGACGACGACAAGGAACGCTTTCAGGCGGCCATCGCCAACATGCCGCACGAGGCCACCGTCTCTCTGCCGGACCTCGGCGAAGACGGGAAGTTCGACCTCGAGATGATGAAGACCGATGAGGCGGTCAACTGGCAGAGCTACGTCGAGCGCGTGAAGCAGCTCGACACGTCGATCGCGGTCGTGGTGCTCGGGCAGAACCTCACCACCGAGGTGTCGGCGCAGACCGGCGGGTCGCGGGCGGCCGCGAAGGTGCACGATGAGATCCGGCAGGACATCCTCAAGGCCGACGTCGAGGTGCTCTCGTCGGTGATCAAGACCCAGATCCTGACGCCGTTCGTCTTCTACAACTTCGCCCACGATGCCGAGAAGCTCGGCATCCCCTGGGATAGCCTCGTCCCCGACGTGACGTGGAACGTCGAGCCTCCAGACGACAAGCAGCAGAACGCCAACGCGCTCTCGGCCATCGCCACCGCGGTCTCGGCCTTCTTCACCGCGCAGGCGCCCGTCGACTATGCCGCGCTCCTCGAGCGGTTCGACATCCCGATTCAGGAGAAGTTCAAGCGGCCCACGAAGCCGCCTCCGAACATGGTCTGGGAGCGGCCGCGCCTGCCGTTCCTCGAGCCCACCGACCTGCCGGACCCCGACTACCGGGAGAACAACTACGCCGACCCGCCGCCGTCGGCCTGGTCGAAGTTCTCTCGGATGAGCGAGAAGGAAGCCATCGACTACCTGCGCGTCCTCGCCGCCGGCGCCGAGCGACGCCCAGCCAAGATGCCGAAGGCCGCGCGCCTCGGGCAGCTCACCATCGACGACCTGATCGACAAGGTAACGCCGCAGGCTTCTAAGGCCATGGAGAAAGAGAACCGGACGCTCCTGGCGCTCGTCCTCAAGGCGGACAGCTATCCAGCGATGCGCGAGGCGGTCCAGAAGCACTTCAAGGGCAGCAAGCCCGCGAAGCTGCGCGAGCTGCTTGCCAAGGCCATCGGGATCGCGCAAGAACTCGGGACGCTCTCGGCTCAGTAGACCACGGAGGCTCACATGGCGGACAAGGCGACGGTCGGACGGATTCTCCACTACACGATCAAGAGCGGCGACCTGGCGGGCGACCGAATGGTCGGCGAGGCGCGGCCCGCGATCGTCGTGAAGGTGTGGCCGAACGAGTACCCCGCGGAGAACAAGACCACCGACGGCAACGGCCACGCTCTCGTCGGCGACGGGTACAACGTGCAGGTGCTGCTCGACGGGACCAACGACACCGCGGCGATCGGACAGGCCTGCCTCTGGCGGACCTCGCTCGCCATCTGTGACGAGCCGACCCCTGGCCACTTGAGCTGGCCGCCCCGCGTCTAGGTCTCCGTGCCCGAGCAGAGCCAGTTCGACCAGCTGCTCGCGGCCTTCTCGAAGAAGAGCTGGCCGGCGATCATCCGGATCTGGGTCGACGCCGGTCGCATGACCGAGGAAGAGGGCGCGCTCCGGCTGCGCCTGGTCTACGACGCCGCGGGGAAGTTCGCGACCCTGGCGGACCTCACGATGCACGACCATCTCGACAAGGCCATCCAGCACGCCGAGGGTGCGGACATCCCGATCGAAGACTTCAAGGCGACCATCGCCGACCGGATGCTTCCGACGTTCGGCGGTCGAGCTCCCACCGTGCTCCGGCAGATCGTTCGAGACGACCTGCAGCTGGAGTTCACGCACACCGCGCAGAAGATGGAAGAGCAGGAGGGCTACCTGCAGTTCGTCGCGGTGCTGGACAACCGGACCACGGAGATCTGCAGCTCCCTCGACGGGACGCTGCTGCGCGCCGACGATTCCTTCTGGGAAGAGCACAGCCCGCCGCTGCACGCCAATTGCCGCTCGCGCCTTGTCGGGTACGGCGCGCGTGAGGCGAGCCAGATCGGGATCACCAGCCGACCCGAGCGCGGGCAGTACACGCCGCCGGAGGAAGGCTGGGGCGACCGAGAGTTCCAGTACGACAACGTGCTCGCGACGAAGGATCACTTCCTCGAGAGCATCGCGCGGGCCAAGATGCGCAACCCGATTTTTTAGGGACTTATATACTTGACTCCCTTGCGCCTGGCCGAGTACGTCAACCGCCTGCCGCCGTCCGACGCCTCCTGGTGGCCCATGGAGCGCCTGAGGCGGTTCCTGCGGTCACTCTCGCCCATCCAGTCAGCGCGCGTGGAGGCCCTGCGGCGCGGCGGCCAGCTTGCCTGGGCAACGGCCTACCGGCGCACCCGTCACGGCGCGGCCGTGTGGGAGGTCCGGGCGGATGCTGTGAGTGGGTGCCTCCGCACGGCTCGCGGCGGGTCGAGCCGCCAGGCCGTCGTGGAAGCTGGCCGTGGCGAGGTACGGGTGCGCTGGATGAGCGCCCGTGAGTATGCGCGTCTCCAGGGTGCGCCGGACTTCCGAATCGACGCCGTGCCGGAGAATGCCGCGCTCTTCGGGTTCGGGGATGCCGTGTGCGTCCCCGTTGTCGCCTGGATCGCCAGGTCGTACCTGCTGCCACTGCTGCGAGGAAAGTTCACGCCGAAGCGTCGGCGTGCTACTACCTC